TAATTGTTGATGAATACATGCAGCCAATTGCATATCGTGTTCAAGATGAATCAAACAAAGATGGGCATCGTGATGTGAATGCAAACAGCATGATTCACGTTGGTGATCTGGAATGGTTCAGCCAAAGCCGTGGTCAGCCGTCAGTCGCGGCCGCAATACTTGACTGGTATGACTTGGCAGAAACTCGCGATGCAGAAAAGATTGCTGAAAAAGTAAACAGCGCACTTACATTGGTGGAATCAAACGAATCTGGCCGTCAAGACATGGGCAACAGCATTGTTAATCCATCACCAGGATCTGATGGCAGATTACAAACACAATTGATGGATTCTGGATTGATCCGATACATCAAGAATGGTGGAAGTCTAAAGGCGCATCAAAGCAACAGACCATCAGACCAATGGTTAAACTTTACCAAACTCGTTGAGTCTTCTGCATTTTATGCATTAGGATGGCGCAGGGAAATGCTTGATTCATCTGCCATTGGCGGTGCAGGCGTTCGCGGATTTGCCGCAGACATCAACAAGTCAATTGCTTCCAGATGTGAAATCATCGAAGCAGGAATGAAACGCGCAGCCATGTATGTAATCGCAAAACGTGCCAAACAAGGTGTTTATGGCGAACTGCCAGAAGATTGGTGGAAGATTGGTTTTACAAAGCCTGCACAATTTACTGTTGATGAAGGGCGCATGAGAGCAGCAGACATTGCAGATTTACGCGCAGGATTAACAACTGAAGATCATATTGTTGAAGCGCGTGGAATGAATTACGAAGAATTGGTGCGCAAACGTGCGGCCAACATTGTAATGAAAAAACGCATCGCTGAAGAAAACGGATTAAATCCAGTTGAGCTTGGAACAACGGCAATGCCGGGCGATCCAGTTGAGCTTGTTGAAGACGAAACAGATGAAACTTTAGAATCTGATCAAGATTCACAGGATAACATTAAAACAGAAGAAAATTAACCAAAAATCTAAAATGGAAAAATCAAAAAAACAAACGTGGTATGCAATTGAACAAGAAGCTGCCGTTGAAGATGTTAAATCTTCTAAAGCAGAAATCTATATATATGACGAAATCGGTGGCTTTGGTGTCGATGCCAACAACTTTGTCGAATCGCTTGAAGCACTTGGAGAAATTGAGCAAATAGATTTGCGCATCAGTTCTCCCGGTGGATCAATTATTGAGGGCAATGTAATTTACAACGCTATCAAACGCCATCCAGCCAACGTCACAGTTTACATTGACGGCATGGCTGCAAGTATGGCTTCCGTAATCGCTATGGCTGGTGATGAAGTAATCATGGCAGACAATGCTTTGCTTATGATCCACAATCCTTGGACTGTCTCAATCGGTGATTCTGAGCAACTACGCAAGGATGCTGATCTGATGGACAAGATGAAGTCAGCGATCATCAACGCTTATTCTCGCAGCAATTATGACATCGAAGAACTTGAAGAATTGATGGATACAGAAACATGGTTTACTGCACAAGAAGCCATTGATGCTGGATTTATTGACGGCACAGTTGAAGGTTTAAAGGCGGCTGCACTAATCACAGAAATGGCAACCATCGCAAACCAAGCTGGCTCAACATTGCCAGTTGAAAAGATTGTTTCTTCACTTGTCACAAAGCACGACAAACAAATAACCATTCTAAATAACCAAATCACAGAAATGACTGAATCAGCAGAACAAGAAAAGGCTCAAATTGTAGAATTGCAAAATTCTGTTAAAGAGTATACAACTCAAATCGAAGATATGGAAAGTTCGCACACAGAAGAAATTGAAGATGCCGCAGTTGCTTTGAAAGAAGCGTCTGAAGTTCAAACAAAAGATGTCGCAGTTGCGGCCGCTGAATTGATGGCATTACAAACCGCTGACGCAGTTGCTGAAGCATCCAATGAATCTGACCAACCTAAGAGTGCAGACTCTTTTTGGGAGGAATACAAATCAGTCGGCAAATCACAAGGTCTTGAAGCCAAGAACAAGTGGTATGCTGAAAACAAACATCTCATACAAAAATAATTTCACAACCAAGTGAATCTTAACAAAAACAAATAAAAACCAAATATTATGGCTAATACAATCGCAGGGGCAAATCTTGCCGAAATCGCACAGGAAAGCTTGGCTGGACTAAGTTCTCTTTTCGCTCCATTGAGCGCACTAACAACAGACTTCTCAGCTGACGTTCAAGGCGCAGGTGAAAGCGTCACAACTCGTTTTCCAACCAAACCAGTCGCTGCTGACATGGCTGCAGGAATCAAGAGCGCATCGCAAGATGTTGCCATGACTTCTGCAACTGTATCTCTAAACAGCCATTATGGTTTCACTTATGGATTTACCGATGTTGAGCGCAGCAAGTCTTCCATCAACCTAAACAACCTTTTCATTGAGCCAGCACTACAAGCACTTGGTGACAAAGTTTTTGGTGACATCTGGAATCTCATCACAGCCGCAAACTTTGGAACAAGTAGCACGATTACTTCTGCAAACTTTGATCGTGATGATCTTGCTGATCTTAATGCTACATTGACTGGAACTAAGAAGGCTCCACAAGGCGGTCGTTCTGTGTTCATGAATCCTACTTACTACGCATCACTCGTTAAGACTCTTAACAGCGCAGAGATTCCCGGCATCACAGAAGAAAAGCGTGAGGCACTTGTTCCTCGCGTTGCTAAGTTTGACGTTTATGAAACTGATCTTGCTGATGGCAATGGCGAAAACCTTGAGGCATTCGCATTCCAACGCAATTCGCTTCTCATGGCTGGTCGTGGTGTTGATACTGAACTTGCTGAACAAGCTGGCATTGAAGTTGAAACTGTTGTGATTCCTGGTCTTGGACTTCCAGTTCAGTTCCGTCGATTCTACGACAATGAAGGCGTTCTATACTACAACTGCCAACTACTTTACGGAGTAGCAAAGGGCGTTGATTATGGCGTTCGCGTTGTTTCTGCTTAATCGCTAATTTTAAAAAGCCGTCATTTGCATTGCAGGTGGCGGCTTTTTTTTAACTCAAAATAAAATATTATGTTTAAACCATCAGCCACATTACACAAATCACCAAGCGGTGCTTTGTCTGTTTTAGTATGTTCAGAAGATGCCAATGAATGCTTGATTGCATTTAAGGCATGCAAGGAACCAGGTGAGGTCGCTTATTTGCGCAAAGGTCACTTGGACAAGTTCAAGAAAAATCCAGATGATACAATGGTTGCTAAACCTAAAGCAGCCAAGAAGACTGCAAAAAGTAAAAAGACAATTTTGCAATAAGGGGTTATTGCGTTCTCGTTGAAGCCGTCATTTGCAATTGCAGGTGGCGGCTTTTTCGCATCTTGCCAAAATCCACATTTAGCTTTAAAACTAAGGCATGTCAGATTTTAGTGATTTCTTAAATATTGGATGTCATGATGCCGCAAACATCATGGGCGAATCCATTGACCTAAATGGTCAGAGAGTAAACGCTGTATTTGATGAGCAAGTCAGCGAATGGGACATGGTTGAGCATGGCGATTATGAGAATCCAGAAACCAAGTTGGTCGTGGCATTGCTTGATGTTGGAACTGTTCCAAAGAAGAAGGATCGATTTGTAAGAGTTGAAACTGGCGAAACCTTCTTCATTACTGAAATTAGTATCAGCACCGGCAACGTCGAAATGAAGGCAAGAAACGAAACCAAGTTGGATGTCTAAAAAATACGTTCAAATTGATGATTCTGTTTTTCAGCACAAAGTTCGCAAACTTGCAGAAAAATGGAAAGTTGATGAAAAGGAATTTGTAAAACAACAAGGTGTTTTGCTACAAAAAGGTTTAGGTTCTTATGTTCCTCCATACAAAACATTTCCATCTGGCAAAAAACCTTCTTTTGGCACAAAAGCCGATGAAGTCGCTGGCAAAACGGCAATTAAATATGATTTAGTAAAACTTTTTTTTGTTCCAGATGCAGCAGTTTTTGAATGGGCTAAAAAAACATTTAGAACAGGAGAAATCCGCAAAGGTAAAAAAGTTATTGGTGCAGGTATTATACATTCAATTGGTGGAATGAAAGCATTTCACAATGCCAATCGTAAGCCAAGAAGTGGCCGCACTAAAAGTTTAAAAGGGTTTCAACAAATGTGGGTTAGCGAAGAAATGTTTGCCATTTACGAATTTATGGTTCAACGCGATGTTGGCATTGCTAAAGCATCAATTGCCAAAGGCTTTTTAATGCTTAATGGTAACACAAGGGGAATTAATAAATTTATTTTAAAACAATTACCAAAAGCAATTGGAAGCGGAAAAATAGTTAAATTGAGAGGTTTCTGGACTGCTGTATTTACGGCAAAAGCGTATGGTTTGCAGCATCTATCACAAAAAACAATAAATATCGTTATGGCAAAACGTATGAAAGCAATGGAAACAAGATTAAAGCACATATTTAAAGATGCAGCCAAGAAATCTGGCTTCAAAGTGCGGTGATTGACAAAATCTGTTCAAAATTGTAAAACATAACAAATGCCAGCCCAATCATACACAGAAATCTTTAATTTTGAAGGCAACATTGAGTCTGCATTCAAGCAATGGCTAGGAGATCAAATGCTGGAGGTGCAGGAGCAGTTAAGCGTTGAGACGTTGCCAGATGACTACATTGGGGTCACAGCCAAGCTTGGAGGCATTACAGGGCATTACAATCCATCACCGGGCGGTGCTACGCATCCGACATATGATCAATACAATTTTGATTTGGATTTTGTTGTGCAAACCAGGCGGCACAACGAAGAAGGCAGTCAAACCGAAAACGTCAAATCAAGACATCGTGAGATTGTTGCATTGATCCGCACTTTTGTGGCCATGTTCAAAGCTAAAGGTTCAGCACTTGAAACGTATTTACAATATTATCAAATCGAGTTTCTCAATCCATCTGGAACTGAAAACAGCATCGAAGATGTTTTTGATGTTTCTACAATCTCATATGACGGGCAAATTTCAATACTGACAAATGCCTTCCCAACTGTATAAATTAAACAAACGGCAAATTGCCACAACTAACTAAATATTATGTCAATACCATATTCTACTACTACTGATCTAGCGCAAGGCTTTGAATCAGTTACAATCAATTCAATTGCATACATTGTTGATGCAGTTTCTGGCGCATCGTTTGCCAACCGAGTAATCAGCCGTTCTGACGCAAATGGTGATCGTTCTGACTTCATGATTCGCGTAGGATCAGATCAAGTTGAAGTCACATACACATTACAACGTGCAATCACAACAACAATTCTGCCAACAGTCGGTGATGAATTTCCTCATGATTATGATCGCAGCGGTGGCACAGCTTCAACAATGGTCGTAAAGGATGTCACAGTTAATCGTGACAAAGATTCTTTTGACACATTTGAAATGGTTGCAGTTCGTAAAACTTATCAAGGTTAATTGTGAAAATTACACTTAAAGAAGATAAGTTTGTTCACGGCATTTTGACTAAAGCTGGCACAACAGTTGATGTTGGTGATTTGGCTGGGCAAAGCGCAATTGATGATGGTTGGGCAACAAAGTTTTCTGCTAAACCTAAAAAAACAAGCAAATCTGAAGACTAAAAACCAGATGCTTTAATAAATAG